CCATAATTTCACCGACGGTTTTATGTAAAATTTCAGCTAATTGAAAACATGCAAAAAGATCAGGATCGCTTTTCAGTTTCCCGAAATCTCTTCATGAGTAGGATCATTACGATTCATTTCCTCAATTATTCGCTGACAAACATCAGGATCGAATTCGTCAATGATTTGATTCAAATGACCACGATTAAAAATAGGTGACCCGTTCTCATCACGACATCTAAAAATGATACCCCAGGCGATGCACTTATCCCATTCATTGTTTTGCAAATGCTTCATTACGACCGACCTTTGTGATAACTTCATTGCAGGTCGATAATATATTTTTGCGTTATTCCATTCTGGAACCTCTAAACATTTAAGTTCTTCACCAAGACGCGCTTTAAATTGCGCCTTAGCGACTTTTATTACATCACTCATGCGTTAGTATGAGTCAGCGCTCCCGTCCCCTGGAATGAAAAGGAAAAGCTTATTGGAGCATCGACGCTCCCACTGAAACTTACACCCGTCACAACAATCAATCCGCTCCAGTAATCGCCTGCCGATGTACCAATCGGAAAGAATTTTCCATAGAACGTGGAATCTCCACTGATTAAAGCCGTTTCAATTGCTTCCTGCGCGGTGTCGTCGTCAGACCAGTTCGCCTCGCCTGATCCACTCCACCCGTAATTGCCTTGAATGAAAGTTTTAAACCTATCTGATCCCATCGAAGTCGTTTCAATGGCTTCACCGCTTTCTTCAATCGACCATGATGTTAATTCGGCAACTTCTGAATAAGTTACGTTATCGGCTGATATTTCTAAAACACCGCCGTTTCCTGCATGTGACATAATTACTTTCTACGCGGCGGTGTCCGGCGCGTTTTCCAAATATTGATAGATAACGAGATACGATAAACGAACCGATCCCGTCGGTTTTTTAGCATCTGCGGAAATGGAAGAATCCGCCGAAACTAAATAAGAATCGCGTGCTAAAGAATTAATTAAAATATCTCCTTGCATTGCGATTTGGACTTCCTTCTGGATCTGGGCCAAACTATTTTGGACAGTTTGGCCTGATCCTCCTTGTGCATATCCTTCGATGTTAACGGTTAATTCTGCCTCGATTCCTCTAGGGTTTCCCATCGACCGAATTGTTACCGATTCCTCCGCATCATAAACTAAAAGACATGGCAAACTCGATTCCTCAACCGGATATGCACGCGATTGAAAAACATTTGATCCGGTTGTACTTAATCCGGTTACATCGGTTACAATGCGCTCCCGGATTTGTCGCCGGAGATGGTTTGCCATTATTGTTCTTCCAAGATCAGCAAAGTCGTTCCTTGATATCCTGAACCGAAATCCGCCTGCACTCCGACCACCGAATAAGTCGTCGAATTAACGACCAACGCATCACCATGCGCGACGCTGGAAACATCGCTGGTTTTACAAAGTGCGGTCGGCGTGTTTGATTCTATATCGACCTCGCCTGTATCCATTGGAACGCTATTGAACGGTTTATCGAAAAGGACCGTGATCGTTGACGCTGACCCTCCGTCGGGCGTATACGTCGCCGATGCTCCAAAATCGTCAGAGTTAAAAAAAACACCTAAATCGGCGGCAACCTCGATCATTTCTTTTTGCGCTTTTTAGGTGTTGAATCCGAATTCTGAACACCAACTGCGCGGTTTGTCGCTGGCGCTTCCATATATTCCGCATTCCCTGACCCGACATGCATTTCAGCAATACGGGCTGGAACCGTGTGAACAGTTCCAACCCTTGCAACGTCGTTACTGATAATCGTCTGTTTTAGAATCCTGATGGTTTTGTTCATTTCATCTTCTGGTTTTGTTAAGCCCCGATGTTTAAGGCGGAATGTTTCAGTCATCCAAACCATCCCGCCCTCTTAAAATTATGCCGTTGTTTTACAGAATGCAGTCGGTAGTCGAACACCTACGTCGACGTCTTGCATTGCATAAAAATTAACGGTTCCAGATTTACCCGCTGTATAAGGATCGGTTAAAATATCGAGTCCCGACCAATACGCGATAATAAGCTGGCGCCATGCACCGAACGTTAATTGACTGCACAACTCAGAAACCATCACCGGATAATTCAATATTTTCATATTGTCATCAAGAACGAACCGTCCTGACCCGCTGTCCTTGGTTTTCACCATCAGATTGCCTGCAACCGTTGCGGGACATGCCCATGCAAACTCATCACGCGGCAACGAAAGCGCACGGTTTGATGCAACCGTCGACCAGACTCCAACCGCTTCGGCCCAGGTCGGATCGTTTTGATCTGAACAGGTCTTCGTTGAAATCGAAGAGTTATACAATCCTGTCGGCGTGTTAGACGATCCATCACCGGAGAGGGCTTTATCCTGAATGGCGGCCGCGATCTGCTTTGCCATGTCATCAATAATTAACGTTTCGACGGTGTAATTGGTTGTTGCTTCTTCCAAAAGTCTGCGCGTCACCTGAGAAAAGGCGCCAACTGATTTTGGAGTAAGAGAAACTTGATCCAACGTTCCTTGAGACTCGGTGAGATCCGAACCTTCAGCCACCCAATACGCGGTTTGTGATGCAGTCAAACGAGGAATATTAATCGGCCCATTCAACCCACGAAGTTCCGTAATTCCGATATCTGTCAGGAAAAGATAATGACGAAGCCGATCAATGAACGAAACAAGTTGAGTCTCAATCAAATATCCGCCAGTCGCATCAGTCGTATTCCAGTCGCGTTTCATGCGTCCAGATTGGACTAATGCGGCGCCCGATAAAGGTTTTGACATGATAATATCCTCTGGAATCATCAAGCCTTTTCCGGTTCGTTTGGAAACTTTTTGAAATTCTGTAATGACGTCCCTTTCATACGCGGCTTCTGCCTGGGCGGCACGATCATGCGGGTTTGTTTCTGCCCAAAGAATTTTAGCAACCGAAAAACGATCCAATTCTTTAGGCGTCAAATCCATAGTCGTTTTTTCTAAATTCTGACTTTTTAGACCTTCTTTTTCGCGATGATCTAATGCGATCCCACGAAAATCAGCAACCGAAACAACGTCGTCATAAATTGCTTTTTGAACTACGTCATGCGGGATATTGTTTCTTCCTGCGATTTCCCAAATTTCTTTGGATCGTTTACGATCTGCTAAAGCCGCTTCTTTTTGAAGTCGTGCTTTAAGCTCAGGATCTTCAACAATGCTTTTTTGCATCGTCTGTTCTAGTGTGTTTTCCATCGTTTCTATCCTATGATGAGATGGTTTTTGTATTTGATCGCGTCCGATTCCTACGCCTATATCCGCTGGAATGGAGACGCTTGAGATTTCAAGTAAAGTCCAATCATTAACGCGGAAAGTCGGCGATTCCTCGCGATTTTCCGAATCCTCTTGAACAAAATTATTAACATTGTAGCCAATCGAAACATTGGTTCGAATTCGATCAACTACATCCTGAAACGCCTCTTTTGCAAGCGTGGAATTTCCAAACCGCGCCGTTGCTCTTAACTTCCGTTGAGATTCATCAAGGCGAATCGAATCTATAACCCCGATCATTTTTTCGGGATCATGATCGAGCAATAACGCACCCGATCCATTTTCAAATCTTGTAAGGTCAACCGATCCGCGTGAATGATCCAAAACCTCACGCCCTTGAATTCCATTCCAGTTTCTTGAAACAGGCGCTTCAGATGAAACACTCATTTCGACGGTGCGGGCGGTTGCATCATTCGAATCGATTTTAAAGTCTCGATATTCAATTTTTTTATCTTCCATTATTCGACCTCTGGTTCAATGGATGAGTGAGGTGAGCCGAAAGGCTCAAAGGCTAATTTGACACCGTATTGTTGAGCGAGTGATTTGGCGGTTTGATGTTGTGCAAAAAGACTTTCCAAATCTGTCCCTCGATCGGCGGCGACATCTTGAAGTGAAACAAAACCGTTTTGAAGTGCGATCTTTTTGGCGTTTGCATCCTTTAAAGGATCGACGCCTTCAAACCCTCGCGGGAAGAAATGCGCTCCTTCACTCCATTTAAAAAACTTCTCAAGGGGAAGTTTTAGAATGGCTCCATCGTTTTCCCCTGGCGTCATTAAGACTGAAGAAAGCCACCTTTGAAAAATCGGATCAATAAACTGATCAATGAACCATTGTTGAAGCGTCCGATAATATTCTCGGCTTTGGAGTGCTTCCTGGCGTAAGCTGGAATAACTCGCACCCGTCATGTTTGAAGAAAGGTCCGAATAAGGAACACCCAAACCCGAAGCAATCTGCATAATGACGGTTTCTAACATCGGCCCGAATTGCGAAGTCGGATGAGAAAATTCTAAAGGGTTCATTTCCCAACCCGCCGGAAGCTGTTCGATGCTCCCAGGTTCCATGTTCGAAATCGGCGTATAATCATCAATGGTTCCATCCATCGCCATATCGTCGCCTGAATTATTCGATATGGTTGCAACTTTTGCGGCGGCTAATGATGATGCAACGACTTCATTTTCAAGATAGGTTTGAAGGAGTTTGATCGTAGGCATCGCCGGAGCCATCCAGGGAAGTCCTCGGCTTTGCTCCATGCGCTCGGAATAATAAACATGAATGATTCGCTCGGCGGGGATTCGTTCATAAGTTCCGCCCATTGCTTGAGTTGAAAATTCATAAGACTCATAAACAGGGTTTTCACTCATGTTTAAATAATACGCCAAGGGCCGACGGGTTCGCCGTTCCTGTTCGATTCCCATTCGGATTATATTACCATTTCTTAAAACTTCATTTTTCTCTATGTTCAAGCGGTCGGCGGTTAATAGTTCCAATTGGAAACCATGCGGATTTCGTCTGCCTTCATGCATATAAACAAGAGCTTCGCCGTCGCGAACAACCGCGTCCAAAACTTGTCTTTGAATATCTAAAAACGTGTATTGTCCTGATGCATCACAACCTGAATAATCCGGTCCGCCCCGTCGCCCCCAATTCGCCCAAAGGCGTTCAATCAAATTATTT